GCTTTTTCTTCAGGTACTTTTGGTGTTTGTGCAGGAACACCTTTTATTGCTTCTAGCTTACCTTCTTCTGTAATTACAATTCTGTCTTTTCTTGGTAAATACTGTTGAACATCTGCTTGAAAGTTTTCATCAGGTGCAACCATGTAAGCACCATCTGAGTCTATAGAGAATGTATTAGGTGACGCCTTTTCTTCTCCTGGATTTGTTGGTGAGCCTGCAATTGTAGCTGTCGTTGTAGGTTCACATGTATTTGCTTTGATAGGACGAAAATCTATAGAGTCACGTAGTTCAAATACTTTACCTGTTGTAGGTGAAGTATACTTAGGTATTTCAAATGTTTTAATAGTTGATGAACTTACAATATTATCATCTACAGGATATGAATCTACAGATAGAAAACCTATGCCTTGTGAGGTATCTCTTTCAAAGAATGAGAACTTGACAAGTATAGCTTTATCTTCTATATCCAGAGAACTTGTAGACTTCTTCACAAGTTTTGCAACATCATACATATCATCTTTTTGTCCATCGTCAAGAATAAAATGACTCGTAACATTTGTATCGCTTGTAGTTACTGATGTAGTATCAGCACCTAGATATACAGCCTCAATTTTAAAACCATCTGGAACACCTAAACTCCAAGGGCCAAACTTTGTTGCTGAATGAGTTTGAGTGTTGATGTTTATATATCTACTCTTTTTGACAGTCTTTGCTGTTTGTACTGCACTTGAACGTAGAACATTAAAATATACCGATGCAGAAAAGCTACTTGCAACATTAGCTTGTTGTAGATTTATATTATGCTGTGATGATGTAGATGTTATCTGTCCATTTGCAGAAGTGTCAAAGATATAGCCTTTAGGAAATACTTGTCTATGTGAAACATTATCACCACTACTTCCTACAGTTAGTCCACTTCTTGTTGCACTAATATTATCAACAGTTGTTATAACTGTGTCAGAAACTATATTGCCAATTATATGATCCTCTGTACCTGAGCTACCTGTAAAAGGATTTGTACTATCTGTTATTCTTATGACATCACCAGCTTGATAGTCTTCTGTAAATTTACTACCACCAGCACCAGTTATTGTTTTAGTTCCGAATGATACGATGTGTCCACTCTTTGGAACAGTAGTTACTTCTTCTTTAGATACAACAATAACTTTTTTCTCATTGTCAGTAGATAAAGGACTACCAGTTTCATTCATTGTTTCTACACCACCAGCATGTGCTGAGTTTGCAGTAACTGTTGCACTTAATGAAGGACCTGAAGGTGTAAATGTAACTGTTTTTTCTGTTCTGAAAACAAACTGTGTATCAACATTGTTAGACGAGTCTTTGAGAGTTTTTGTTCCCAATGCTGAGAATGGTAATACTAATAGATTATTACTTGGTTCTTGTAGAACAGCGTTACCACCTGTGAGAACAATATCTGCTACTGTGTTATGTGTTGCTTCTGCTTCGAATACTGAACGCACATCTGCAAAATTCTTACCAGCATTCATTCGAATATCAAATAGAAATAACTTAAATTGTCCTGTTGATGTTCCCATTGTACCTGAATGATATTCAAAGCCTCTCACTTTAGCAGAACCTATTGCATTTCCTGCGTGAGTTGTATTACCAAAAGTTCTACTAGATATTGCATTAGCGGCGGCGTCATGTAGTGCAATTTCTCTAAGTCCTTGAAAATCAAAAGTACCAACAACTTCATCAATGAAAACAAAATTACCAAAAGTCTGTGTTAAAACTCTAGCATCTCTCGTTGTGAAGTCTGTTGCTTTATCTATCTCTAATGGTGTGGGCGCTATCAATTGAACTTTCTGTCCATTCACATAACCTATACCTTTGTCTACGTCTGCTACAAGTTTATCTGAATCACCACCTTCATCTACATTATATCTACCTAAATTATTGTCTTCTTTTAGATGCTCACGTATACGAATTGTAAATGGCTCAGTTGCATAGTTACCATGAGTCTCATGAAATTTCTGAGCGATATGTTTACCAATATCTGAGTACATTGTCTCTTTATTGTTTCGAATAAGTATGCCATCTTTCAATTCAGCAATTGTAAAAAATGTTGCTGTGTTGGCGGCACCAGTAACTCTCGATGCAAGAGTAGGTAACATTTTTAATCTGTCAGCTCCAGGGGCGGCAAAGTTAGTTGAACCTGATGCATTGTCTGTTAAACTACTATCGATATTAGAATCAACTAATGTTTCAAGTGTTTGAAAGCCTACCTTCTTAGATGGGCGAGTGCTATACTTATCTACAATATGACTTTGTGCGCCAACTCTTACAAAATGTCCTTTATGAAAAATAATACCATCTGACACTGATGCTCTTGTACCTAAACCAGTAGAGCTAGATGTAATTGTATTTGCGGCGACTATAAAGCTTGCACCTGTTCTAGTTCTTAGTGTGAGAACTTCATTGTCTGCAAAAGCTTTTGTTGTGTTATTTGTACCTGAATTTGTGTACTTGACAAAGAGTGTCATATTATCTGGATTAGCCGCCTCAGAACCATCTGCAACATCTATTAACTGTGCAGTCATACCTGATGTTGTTCCTGTTACTGTTGCGTTTGCTACAGCACCACTTGAGAAAAAGTCTGTGAGTAAGACAACTCTGTTATTAGCGTCTTTATCTCTAATTTTTACAAAGTCAATATCTTCTATTTTTAAAGCAGAACCCGTAACAATTGTACCATCTACTAATATTTCATTACCAAATCTCTCTATTTGATTTTGTAGTATTGTCTGTAGCTGAGTAAGTTCTCTAGCTTGTACAGCAAAGCCAGGACGAAACAAAATTCTGTTGTAATTTTTTGTTTCATCAAAATCATCGAAATAAGGACTTTGGTTTAAATTTGTTTCGGTTGCCATCTACTTTACCTTTAAAAATCTAGTATAACTTTTATGTCTTCAGTTTGATCTATTCCTCTATCAACTTTTTGAAAATTCTCTACGTGTATAAACTCACCTGAGTATGTATTTGCTTCTGGACCTGATATTGAAGATACAGTTGCAACTTTTGTAGAACTTCCTTTTTTTAACAAAATATCGTTTTGTGTAAAAGCGATATGATTGCCATAACTATCTACATTATTTAGATAGATGTTGAAGAACGATGTATCACTTGTTGTCTCATCATCTTTAATGAAAACTATAGTTCCGTTTGCACCATTCGATGCTTGTGCTACAGACGCTGATGCTCTTGCCGATGCGTTTAGTTCTGTTATAAAACCAATCGAACCATTCTCAGCATTTAATCTCATTCTCTCATTTGTTATCTCATCATCTACTATAAATTGATTCTGTGGTACATTATTTATTAATTGTTGATACGATATATTTAATCTCGTTGTTAATCTTAATGTATCTGCACTATTAGATGTATTAGCAATAGCTTCTGTCATAATAGCATTATTTGAGTTGACTTTTAGAATAGGATCTTTTAATATGCTTACTGTTCTAAATTCTGTGTTTGCAGGAATATATCCAGCACCTGTTGCTGATACACCTTGACTACCTTTGAACTGTGCATTTATGCACACTTTATTACCACCGAGTTCTCTGATAGGATCTTTTCCATGTCCACCGATAGGTGATATAATTACATTAGCAGTAGCGCCTGTGCCTTGAACTGTATTCGATGAGATGTACGCTTTTGCATGAGTATACTTAGAACCCACTGCGATAACATTTACATTTGAAATATTACCATTTGTATTTACTAACGAATAAGCTAAAGCTCCTACACCATCGCCTATAATATTGACTGTTGGTGAAATAAGAACTGTAGAAGTCGTATCTGGTGTTGTTGAGAAACCTGTGTTTGTTGTGAGTGTTCTAGATGCTCCGTCATAGTTTACAATTCTTCTGAGTTGTCCTAGTCCAGTACCTGACTGAATATAAACTGAGTCACCATTGTAATGATTATCTACTGAAGAAGGATTACCTTGTGCTAACTGAATTGTAGTTGATGTAGCATCGATAACAGGAGTGCTGTTTAGCATACCATAACCTGAGCCTACATCATTCGTTTCAATAACATGTATGGCTCCATTCACTGATGCATTCTGAACTGCAAGCTGATTGTTTTGTTCAGTAGAATTGTCACTTGTAATGATTGTACTAACAGGCATATGTGTTGCTGTCAAGAACTTATTTGCTTGTCCTAGACTCATTGTATACATATACTTCCATGTATAACCATCTGATGTAGTAAAAGGTGTTGTAGAAAAACCAGCAGGTTTTACTGTTGACAATCCACCTTTGTTATTGTATAAACATTTATACACGTTATTCTGATCAGTCAAAACAAAAAAGTTAGATGTGTATAGATTAATATTAGTATGTTTATACATTGGGTAAACTCTACCAGTAGCCCAATCATTTCTAGGAATCACATGACTTACATCTGTAGTGCTTATCTTTTTAGCACCAATTGCATTTTTCCATAAATCATAATGTTTATCTTTGATTGTCTCAATAGCTGTGGGTGCATTAGGTTCATTGGGCCAATGTGAACTTTTTCCTAGAACAGCATATAATATCGTTGAATTTTTTGTGCTTCTTCCATCTGATTCATTTACAGAATCCACGAAAGCTTTCGCACCCATGATGTTCATTTCTTTACTAGCATAAGAAGTCATTATG